ATCAATGGAAAAATCTATATTGGCTCGGCGAAGTGCTTTCAAGTACGAGCGAGCCAACACATTTCCTCGTTGAAGAATAACAAACATTCAAACAAGCATCTGCAAGCTAGCTTTAACAAGCATGGCACAGATGCATTTTTATTTGAGGTTATCGAGGTAGTTCCTGGAGACAAGACTGCTAGGACGAGCCGAGAACAAGTATATGTTGACGAACAAAAGGAGAATTGGCAAAATTGTTATAACATAGCCAAGGAAACTATTTCAAAGGAGGGACCATGGTCATTCACGCCCGAAGAAACTCGAAAGAAGCACTCAGAACGTTTAAAACGGATATGGCAAGATCCAGAGCATCGGCGCAAGATTTCAAAAGCCAATTCGGCCGCAGCAAAAAGGCAATGGTCTGATGAAAAATCTAGAGAGAAGCTCGTAAAGGGAATTCAAAAAGCTTGTAAGAGTCGAAGAGGAATCTCATGGGGCTCACACACAGAAGAGCACAAACGACACATGTCGAAGGTTATGCAAGGCAATGATTGGAATAAAGGCAAGAAGAAGGCTCCAGAGGTTGCTGAAGTGTTGAGACGTAACCTTGACAAGTACAAGAATTTGCCGAAGCGACTTGCGAATCTCCGAAAAGCTTTATCGAAGCGTGTAAAGGTATGGAAAATTGGTGATCCGTCTTCTGCAAAAATTTGCAGTTCGATTGTCGCTGCGGCAAAAGCGACAGGCCTCTCTCGAACAACCATCAGAAGGAATCTTCAGGGCAAGCAGCGAACTAGAAGTAGTTGGAAGTTTGCTTGGGCGGACCAGCCAAAACATGACCTCTGATTCTATTGAGCCGAATTCTTTCTTATTCGGCTCTTTGATCCGATAGGCGACCAGAATTTCTCTATGTTTCTATGAGGATCCGATAGATGCTTAATGATCATTAACCAGGTCAAAGCCGAAAAGTGATCTAGTTTCAATTACTTAGATAACCTTGGGTTAGACAACATTAGGATCAAATTGTAAACTCGGATCATCGTTGATCGATCATCGATTCAACAGATTCATGAATCTAAGATTCTATCTCAGAATCCTGAATATCTCGAAACGACGTACGTCAATTCGAAGATCTTATTAGATAGAAGATCAATTTAATACTCAATTAACCTCAATTGGTTCAATTAGAGGAATTAACTCAATTAGAGGGAGTGTGAGGGAGATTCTGGTTAATCTGTTCAAAATCTCTCATGCGTATCCTACACTGAAGTGAGATGACTATCCCGAAGGGAATTTGACTCTGCCCACTCTGCGAAGCAGCTGATGATAGCTGTCAGCTATGTGATGGTTGTGGTTTTCTTACAGATATGGAAATGTCCATTCAGGAAAAGAGCAACCGAATGAAGTCGAGCAAGAAACCCCAAAACAACTCTTCAGGTGTACTTACACTTGATCTAAGTGAGTTCAAATAAAATAGGTAAATATATGAGTGAAAAGTCAACTATGAATGTTACGGAACACGTGATTGTTACGGAACGTAAGCGACATCCAAATGATGTCCGCTACCCTTGTAGAGGTACCCATGAAGTCCTGGATGCAGGTCGCAAGCTCCTCACATTCCTTTACGATGACGATCCTTCTCAGTTTGACCTTCTCAATGAAGGGAAATTGGTCCTTGATGAAGAAGAGACTGCGGAACTTTACGATTCCTTTCAGGAGGAAGATGTGATTGGATTGGGGCTATTCCGTCCGACTGGTCATCCAAATGCTGGATTTTCTTCTCACATGTATACTGTCGAGAAAATCCATGCTGACGAAGATTACATGGATTGCAGGAACATGTTTTCTCACGAGATTGAAGAGATCACTTTTCAAGACGTTTCTGTTGCTCTAGCTCTTGGACTCGCTGAGATCCTCTATCGTGATGAGAAGCCGTTTGGAATCTCCAATGATATTGAGTGGAAGGTGCTTGTCTCTGAGCAGGCTGACGAAGAAGAAGAGAAGACAACTCCCAACACTGCAACAACTGGAGTGACGCAACCTTCCTCAGCAGAAGAGGCTGAGTCTACGAAAGAAACTGTTGCAGATATGTTTAGTGATCTTGGAGTCGGAAATATCTCCTCCACCAACGAGGACGAGAATCCGATTTCGGAAGACGTTGAGCAAAAAACGGAAGTTCTGCCTTCGGCCGACGAGGCCCGAGCAGCACTTGTTGAAAGGCTTGATCCAAAGTTCTTCTCTAAGCGTCAGAAGTTGTCCTACCCTCAGATTCAAAGCCTAAAGGCTGGGGATGTGATTTGGGTTCATGCTACGACTAACCTTGGACAGCTAATGAAGAAGGGACCCCTCGCCGTTCTCAGTATTGACGAAAGTGTCTACACCTTCACGGATGCACTAGGTGAGGAACACGAGATTGATATCGTAGAAGAATGGGATTCCTACGCTGAGCACTTTATGAGTGGCGGTGGGTTTTACAATCTTTTTGAAGCACGAGATCAACATCCGAAGACAGAGTCTGCGGCTAGTGTTGGTGATGACACTGAGAAACTCATCAAAGCTCTAGGATTGGACAAGAAGGCAGAAAAGCAGGAGAAGGAAGTAAAAGAGAAGGAAGCCCAACTCAGGTGGCCCGACTGTTATTTCGCCTTCGGATGGAATGACAGCACGTACTGTTTGGTAGTTTGTCCCAAAGAGCATTGGGATAAGAATGATTCCCTCAGTGACGGCAAAAAGATCAAGCACTTGGCTGATCAGGTCGGACTCAAGGAACTGATGCCATGTATCTATGAGTACACCGCCGACTACAATGAGACTTCGCTTCGTATGCTCTTTAAGGCCTTTGGTTGTGAAGAGAAGAAGGAAATGGCTGACAAACTCTGAGGTCAGCTAAAATCAATGGCAAAGGGGCTTAGGCCCCTTTTGTCGTTTAACAACCAATGCAGTCTGATATAAGATGATAGTATGATTCAACCAGTCTTCTACATCCCAAATGATGTCGAGTTTGTTATTGTGTCGGACATGTTTGCCGAGGACTATGCAGGCGGCGCCGAACTTACCCTCGACGCTATTCTGCAAAAGGCTTCTAAGCCCTTTTTCAAGTTGCATAGTGCATTGTGTACTCCAAAACTTGTAGAGGCCTACAAGGACAAATACTGGATTCTATGCAACTTTACACGGATGCCTAAGGAAGCCATTATTGAACTGGTTGTTTCCAAGGTGCGTTTTTCGGTAATTGAGTGTGATTACAAGTTCTGCAAGCATCGCTCTACGCATTTGCACCAACTAACGGAAGGCAAGGAATGTGATTGTCACACTCAACAGAATGGAATATTCATTCGTGGTTTGTACCAACGAGCACAAAATGTTTTTTTCATGTCAGCAGCGCAGATGCAAGTATACATCGATAAGTTTCCACAAGCAAAGCCAACTAATTTTCTTGTGCAATCATCCACCTTTAAAGATGAGACGCTTCAGCTACTTGCTGAACTCAGAAAAACCAGAAAGCCCTCAGATACCTGGGCAGTCCTGGGCGGCTATTCATGGATCAAAGCTGAACCACAGACAGCCGAATGGTGCAAACAACATGGATTGAAATTCGAAGTTGTTGGAGGGCTTAAACCTCTCGAATTCCTCAAGAAACTCAGCACATACAAGGGTTTAGTATTTAGGCCTGCTGGACATGACACATGTCCGAGGGTTGTAATTGAGTCCAAACTTATGGGACTTGAGTGTACTCTTAACGAGAATGTGCAGCACAAACACGAGAAATGGTTTGTTTCTGATATAGAAACATGCGAGGAATACCTCAGAGGACGTGCTACATTCTTTTGGAAAAATTTGGCTAAATGACAGAATACAAAGATGTTTACATCGTCCCACAGATGTCGTCAGTAATGACGAGGTCAAAGGTTGACACCTCTTGCGTCCTTGATCCAAATCACCATGGGAACGTCATCGACGTACCAGTGATTTCTGCAAATATGGATACGGTCACACATGGACCAATGGCAAAAGCCATGTCAGACGCTGGTGCTTTTGGAGCAATTCATCGCTTNCTATCAATAGGGGATGCAGTNCAGGAATATCAGAAAGTTCAAGGGCAACNNTGTTTTGTTTCAGTTGGTGTTGGAGGCGATTCAAGAGAACGTTTCCATGAGCTTCACACAGCTGGAGCTAAATACTTTATCATTGATATTGCTCATGGACATCACTATTTGATGAAAAGTATGCTTACCTATCTTCGTGACAGATATGGAGAGAAGCCTTATATCGTAGCAGGAAACGTGGCCACAGAAAGTGGTGCTTGCGCTCTTGCTAATTGGGGCGCCAATGCTGTAAAGGTTGGCATCGGTCCAGGCGCAGTTTGTCTTACCAAAAACATTACTGGCGTTACAGTGCCACAAGTTACAGCAATTAAAAATGTTGTAAAAGGTTTGAAGTGGATGGAGAGACCAGATATTAGAATCATTGCTGATGGTGGTGTTCGTGAAATTGGTGACATTGCCAAGGCTCTCGGTCTTGGAGCACATTTTGTTATGAGTGGACGTATGTTTGCTTCATGTCCCGAAACCCCACACCCAGGTCTTTATAGAGGAATGGCATCAGCAGATGCAATGAGGGAAATTCGGAAAGGTGACAAACTTCCGACGCCAGAAGGTAAGACGATGGCAGTAGAACAGGGACGCCACGTCGCAGAAGTGGTTCGATTTAATTAAGGGTGGACTACAAAGTGCGTTCTCTTACTCAAATGCCAGGACACTTGATGAGTTCCATGAGAATTGTGAGTTCGGATACCGTAATGGCTGATAAAAACCAACTAGAAACCAAAATACAACTTCCTTTGTTTGAAGATAAGACTATGTTGCCTACTGGAAAGTGGCATGACGGTTCTGTTTTACAGGAAGTTTATTGTTGGCTTAGTGGAGATGATAGATTACAAAAAATAAACAAACAAACTTCATCAGGAATCTATGCAATAGTAAATTTGGCAAACAAAAAATGTTATTTTGGTAGTACGCATAATTTATCAACAAGGTTAGCAACTCACAAATACAGATTGAAAAACGGCAAGCATTCAAATAAACATTTGCAAAATAGTTGGGACTATTATGGAGCCCACAAGTTTTTATTTTTGCCTATTGCTAGTGTAGCAATCAACAATCTTTTATTGGTTGAACAAGATATTTTAGACTTACTTTCTACTAAATTTGATCAAACCTATAATATTTGCGAAGAGGCGAAAAGTCGTCTAGGTTGTAGAGAATCAGAAGAAATAAGAAAAAAGAAATCAAAAAGGTATTCTGGTTCTGGAAACCCAATGTGGGGGCGTAAACACTCAAAGGCCACCAAGGAACTTATTCAAAAAAAAGCACAAGGGCGCAAACACTCTGAGGCCACTAAGAGAAAAATTGCAGCCCTCAATAGAGGAAAGACACATTCCAAAGAAACTAAACGGAAAATTAGTTTAAAAGCTGCTGGAGAGGCAAACGCTTTTTTTGGGAAGAGACATAAAAAAGAATCTATAGAAAAAATGAAACAGAGCAGGAAAAAATACAATCGACCAGTGATGGCCATTCATCTGCACACTGGTGAAAAACGCCACTTTAATTCAATTGCTCAAGCCGCTCAAACCTTGGGTTTGCAGACATCAGGTATCTGCCGTGTTTTATCTAAGAAATATTCACATACTAGATTTTGGAAGTTTACAGATGTTCAATAGCAAAATACAACTACCTTTGTTTGAAGATAAAACTATGTTGCCTACTGGAAAGTGGCACATATCATATTCAGAGATTGCCAATTGGATGGACTGCTCGCATATGCACAAGCTGAAGCACGTCATGAAAATTGGTACAGATGGTCCTTCCATTCACACAGAGTTCGGACAAGTCATTCACCATGCAATGGAGCGGTATGTGCTTACAGGTGCCACACCACCTATCGAAGAGTGCATTGAGGAGTTCAAGACTCGTCTTAGCAAACTGCTCTTTACCGAAAAGGAAGTTAAATCTGAAGACGCACAAGAATTCATTGATGCCATGCCTGGTATTCTTGAACAAACTCCAAAGTGGTTAGATGAAGAATTCCCAGGTTGGAAACTTGTGTCTGCCGAGGAAAAGTTATTTGAGCCTATTGAAGGGCAAACCAATAAACGTTTCAAAGGATTCATCGATCTTGTTATCAAGGTTCCAAAAAGAAAGCGTGGCAAAAAGAATCGTCTCAGTGGAATCAAAGGCGACATTATCCCAGGTCAGTTCGTTTATTATATTCTTGATTGGAAGACAACAAATTGGGGTTGGAGAACTGAGCAGAAGCGTTCTTTCCAGAAGCAGATGCAGATTATCCTCTACAAACATTTCTGGTGTACAAAGCATGGTATTGATATAAAGGATGCACGTTGTGGATTCGTTCTCCTACGTCGCAGACCCGCAAAGGATGGAAACCGAATTTGTTTTCTGAAAATCTCTGCTGGGCCGAAGGCAGTTCAAAAGGCTCTTGAAAATATGCATGATGCTATTAACCAGATTCAAGCAGGTCGAGCCGTTAAGAACAAGTGGTCGTGTCGTTTCTGCCCGTACAAATTCACAAAATTTTGTCCATGACATCACAAATTATGTTCTTGGAACTTATGCTAGTTTGTACGAAAAGAAACTGAACTTACAATTCACTGAATAGATGTTACACTGCCCTATAGAAAGTTATTTATTGGGCATTTCTTGTGAGACAAACATGACAATAATCAGACAATACGTCGCAATCTGTGATAGATGTGGTGGAACAAAGAAAACCTTCAGTTCAACTACACTTCCAAACACCTGGAGAAATCTTCAAGGACTGCCCCTCGAATATATTCTGGATGACTATTCAGGCTGTGCAGATATTTGCTTAGACTGCGTCAACGAATTAGATAAATGGATAAAAAATGGGACGAACAATCAAGATTAAAGTAGAATGCGACTACTGCGGCAAGACTGAAGAAATCATCTGGGATAACAAGTCAGAGTACAGAGAATTTCCTAAATCATGGGGCGCACTCCGTCTCACTCATGGTCCCAATTCCTTTGAACAAAAGAAAAAGGAACCCAACTACTTGCTTTGTAAGTCTTGCATTACTGCTTTTGGTACCTGGTGGAGTAAAAAATGAAGATTTCGGGTTAATGAGTTACAATTTAACAGAAAAGTGGTTGAAGGACAGCTACGTAAAAAATAAGCTTTCTACGGTCGAAATGGCTGCTCTGGTTGGTTGCTCCATATCCACCATTCAAAGAAATTTAAAAAAACATAAGATACCCCTGCGAAGCATTTCTGAAGCTAATAAAGGAAAAAAGTTGCGACTGGGTGCAATGCATTCAATTGAAACAAAAAACCGACTTAGGGAGATTAATAAAGGAAAAACTCTCTCCCAAAAAACTCGAAAGAAAATAGCACAGAGCCTAAAAGGGAGAAGGGGAAAAATTACACACGTGAAGCTTCAAGATTCCGAATACCTTGAAGAGTTTTATGTAAGCCAACAAAAATCGTGTCTGGCAATTGCCAAAATTGTGGGTTGTTCTGAAACGAACGTACGGTACTGGATGAAAAAACACAAGATCAAAAGAAGAACCTTGAAAGAAGCTTCAAACAAAGGAAGA